CAAAAATCAGAAATAGATCTTACAACAGTAATTTTACCAAAAGGTGCTGTCGTTTACAAAATAGTAATTTGGGACGGTTCAGCAGCTGGTGGTGGAACAATGGATATTGGATACACTCCAATTGCTGGTGGTGTTGTTGTTGCAAATCCAGATGGATTTGCAGACGGTATTGCAGTTGATGCAAAATCAGAAACAGCAGCAGTAGGTGCTGGTGGAACTGCAGGTGCAGATTTAGGTGGTATATCAACAATTATAAATACTGTTGAATATGGACCAGCTATTGTAAATGGTACTGGCTCAAGAGAACAATTAAGAGTTACTCATACTGCGTCTGCTTCATTTGCAGGTACTGCAAGTGGTACTCTTTACTACTTTGTTGCCGACGAAAAAAACGGTGCTGAATCAGCGTAATTAATTAATTAGTGTGGGCTTCGGCCCACACATAAAATTTAAAAGGAGAATACATATGTCAGGCGGCGGATCTTTTACAAGTGACCAAACAACCCTTAACTTTGAAGTAATAGGTGGAAATACTTTATCTAGAACGGGCAGAGCTAGAATTACTTCTATCCAAGGATTAGGAATAGCGAGTTCTACTTTACTTTTATATAACGCAGCAACTGTAGGAGCAGCGGCGGCAGGTAATTTAGTAGCTACTTATAAATTTGGAACAGAAGGACTAGAAGTTTATGTTCCAGGTTCTGGAATTTTATTTAAAGATGGAATTGTATATAATTTAGCTGGAGCAGGCGGAAGCGTTACAGTAACAATTACCGGAGCTTAAATTTTACATGGCAACTATTACTTACACAGTTACTGTTGCAACTGGCACTAATGCTTTTAGTGCTAATGCTAATAAATTTTTTATTAATGGCACTGTTAGTCCGACATTAGAACTTAAGGAAGGCAATACTTATATCTTTAATCAAGATGCGGCTAGTAATGCAACACACTCACTTCGTTTTTCAGCTACATCTAATGGAACTTTTGGAACACCACCAGGAGGTGCAGCAGGTACCGGAGTTGAATATACAACAGGTGTAACAACTTCTGGAACTCCAGGAACTGCAACAGCATTTACTCAAATTGTTGTCGCTCCTGTAAAAACTGTCGGTGCTCCTACATTATTTTACTACTGTTCTAATCATAGTGGTATGGGTAATATTGCTTTTACTGCTTCACCTACTTCTGGAACACAAAGATTTGATCCAGCAATTGATGATATTATAGAAGAAGCTTTTGAAAGAACTAATATAAGAGGAACTCGAACAGGTTACCAATTAAAATCAGCAAGAAGATCTTTAAATATTATGTTTAAAGAATGGGAAAACAGAGGTGTTCATTTATGGAAAGTAAAGTATGCTCAAGTTCCATTAATAAGAGGACAAGCTGAATATAATTATGCAAATGATTCAGTTAATTTTCCTAATGATTTAAGTCAAATTTTAGAAGCAACTTATAGAAATAATTCTACTGTAACAAATCCAATTGATACTACCATAACTCAAATTAGTAGATCACAATATAATGCAACACCTAATAAATTAACACAAGGTACACCTTCTCAATATTATATAGATAGAAAAATTAATCCTAGCATATTTTTATATGCTACACCAAGCGCAAGTGTATCTAGTACAACTACACCCAGTAATTTTCAGTTTTGTTTTTACTACATGGCACAAATTGATAATCCCGGTTCTTATACAAATTCATCAGATGTAGTAGATAGATTTTATCCATGTATGATGTCTGGTCTTGCTTATTATTTAAGTATGAAATATTCACCGGCTAGAACTCCAGAACTTGAGAGAATTTATGAAACAGAAATGGCAAGAGCATTAGACGCTGACAACCAAGGTACATCTACATTTATTTCACCACAAACTTTTTATGGTGATGGAGTTATGTCGTAATGGCAAAAAGATATGAGACATCAATGGGTACTTTTAAAAATAGTAAATCAGAACTACAAGGTCTTTCTAGAAAAAAATTAATAGAATTATTTTCAGAAGAACCTGGTTTAACTGTTATTCAAGAATTATTAAATAGTTATAAAAAAGGTGGTATGGTTGCAAAACCTATTGGACCAGGGGGTAAAAAATAATGGGAGTTTTTGCTAGAGGTAAACAAGCTTTATCTATTTCTGATAGATCTGGATTAAGATTTCCATATACAGAAATGGTTAGAGAATGGAATGGTTCTTTAGTTCATTATTCAGAGTATGAAGCTAAACAACCACAACTTCAACCAGCACCTGTTGGATCAGATCCACAGGCTTTACAAAATCCTAGAGTACAAAGAGATTCTACTCCTCAATTAATTTTATTAGATCCAAATCCATTTGAAGTTATTGTTTCATTTAATCCTTTTATTACATACGTAAATGTTTATTCACTAGACCATCAAAGAACGGCAGGAAGTGTTGTAAGATTAAGAGGAGCACCACAAGTAACTGGAGCAGGCGCAGGTGGAGCAGACACACCAAATTTACAATCTTACGCTCCTATCCCTACAATATCTGGAGTAACTGATATAGATTTAGCAGCTGGTTTTACAATTCAATTAGGTAAAATAGATAATGTGGGAAATGTAACACAAGCAACTACTACTGATTCTTTAACAACTCCAATTAATTATTTTTATTTTCAAAGTGCTAGTAATGGAACAATATCTGGTGTAAAAGGTGGTGGTAACAGTTGTTCAGCAGGACCTGTAACATTAGAGGCATTATAATATGGCATATACTTTAGCAAATTTACAATCTGATATTAGATCTTATACAGAAGTATCTAATACTGTTTTAACAGATAATATTTTAGGTACAATTATTAAAAATTCAGAAAATGGAATTATAAGATCTGTTCCTACAGATCAAAATGCAAATTATGCAACATCTAATTTAGTTTCAGGCAATAGATATGTAACTATTCCTTTAGATTTAAGGTCTATTAACTATGCTCAACTAACAGATGCTAATGGTAATCAAGTGTTTTTAGAACAAAGAGATCCTAGTTTTATGGCAGAATACTACTCTACTCCTTCAACTTCAGCAGTAGGTATACCTAAATACTATGGTAATTGGGATGAAACCTTTTGGGTAGTAGCACCTACTCCAGACACTGGTTATTCTATTACTTTGGCGTACAATAAGGAACCTATTAGTTTAACTAATGCAACACTACCTACTGGGAAACCAGCAGCTACAAACGGAACTTATTTATCCAATAAATATCAAGATTTACTTTTATATGGATCTCTGGTAAATGCATATGGGTACTTGAAAGGTCCTCAGGATATGATACAATATTACCAAGGGCTTTATCAAAATGCACTTACAACGTATGCAACCGAACAAATTGGTTACAGACGCCGAGACGAATACGATGATGGAGAACTTCGTCAACAACTTAAATCAAAATCACCATCGGCTTATGGAACACAAAATTAATTAAGGAGAAAATAAAAAATGGCAAACGTAGTACCTTTCGCTTTTAAACAAGGAATTTTAAAAGCACAACACGACTTTACAACAATTGTGGCCGCACCCGGTGCAGGTGGAGCAGCACAAGGGACACCAGTTGTTGGAGCATACAGATTAGCACTTTATACTTTTAATGGAGGCACTCCACCTTTTACTTCTGCTTCAAGTATTTATTCAGCAGTTGGAACTGAAGTAAATAATACTGGTAGCACTGTAAATTACACAGCAGGTGGCGCAGTTTTATCTACAGCAACTGTAGGGCAAACAGGAAACTTTACTACAGTCGACTGGAGTGATGCGACTTGGGCAACTGCAACTATTTCTGCAGGCTTTGGAGTTTTATATAGATATGATACTAATGCAGCTGCAAATTATCTTGTAGCAATTTTAGATTTTAATGGAGCAAAGTCTTCTACTAACGGAACTTTTCAAGTAGCATTCCCAACAATTAATACAGGTGGTGATGCAATTTTAAGTATAACAGGAAACCCGTAGGACTTATAGATGGCTATTGTTTTAGACAACAGAGTAAAACAAAATAGTACAACTAGTGGAACAGTCACTTTAAATTTAAATGCAACTGTACCAACTGGTTTTATTAGTTTTGTTGATGGAATAGGAAATGCAGGTACAACTTATTATACTATCCATGAACAAGGAACTAATCTTTTTGAAGTAGGTATTGGAACAGTAACAGATGCTGCAACAGACACACTTTCAAGAGATACTGTTTTGGATAATTCTTCTGGTAACACTACGAAAATTAATTTTTCTGGCGGACAACTAGATGTTTTTTGTACGCTACCTTCTAGTAAGGCAGTTTATTTAGATGAAAATGGGGATGCAGTTGGAGCTGCTGGTCCTGGTTTTGCAGTAGCAATGGCAATCGCTTTATAGTATAACAAAAGGAAAAAACAATTATGGCACAAAATTTTATATCATTCACAAGACAATTAGGAACAGGCACAACTGCTTTATGTGATACTGCAGCAGCAGGATTTTCAGATGCAATTATTGGAATTAGAATTGCAAATGTTTTAACTAATGCAATTACAATTAATGTTTGGGTAGTACCAACTGGTACAGCAAACTTAAGATACATTGCAAAAGGTTTAAGTATACCACCAGCAAGTTCAGTTGAACTAGTTCAAGGTGGTGCTAAATTTGTAATTAATCCAGGTGATGTTCTAAATGGTAATGCAAGTGAAGGAACAGCAGCTGATGTTATTACAAGTGTTGTTGACAAAATTAGTACAATACCAGTTTAAGGAATTAAAATATGAGTGATTATTACAACGAGGTATACATCGGTAATAAGCCTGGGTCAGAACAAATTTATACTCATGCTGAAGTTATCAACAACAAAGATATCGTAATTGAATCAGCGGTTCTCGCTGGTCCAGTAACTTTCCCCCATACAATAACAGTAACAGGAACGTTGGTAATAGTATAATGAGTAAAATAGAAGTAGATACAATTGATACACAAAGTAGCACTACGCTTCAAGTTGGTAGTACAAATACTTCACTTATTAAAATTGGAACATCCGGAGATACTGTAGAGTATCCAGCAGGTACTACTTTTACTCAATCAGGTACACAGAATGTAACTTCAGGTGGAGCAATCAATGTCAAATCAGGTGGTAGTATTATTATCGAATCTGGTGCAGCAATTACAAACAATGGTACAGCTACAGGATTTTCAGCTGACCTTACAAATTTAAACGCAACTAATTTAACAAGTGGAACTGTGCCAGACGCACGTTTTCCAGCAACTCTTCCAGCAGCTAATGGATCAGCTTTAACAAATTTAAACGCAACAAACTTAACAAGTGGAACTGTGCCAGACGCACGTTTTCCAGCAACTCTTCCAGCAGCTAATGGATCAGCTTTAACAAATTTAAACGCAACAAATTTAGGAAGTGGTACAGTTGCAACAGCTAGATTAGGTTCTGGTACAGCAAGTTCTTCTACATTTTTAAGAGGCGATCAAACTTATGCAACAATTAGTGCTAATTATGGTTTAGAATTACTTGCAACAACAACTATTTCTAATCTTTCTTCATTATCATTTGACAGTTCTTTAATTACTGACACTTACAAAACATACAAAGCAGTTGTTGAAAATTTAAGAACAACAGATGATAGTGTTTATCTTTATTGGCAATTATCAAGTGATAATGGTTCAAGTTATTTAACATCAGGTTATAGTAGAATGATTTATTATATAGATAATCAAGGAAGTGGTGGTTCTGCTGGAGGAGATGAAAATAAACCAGGATTTTATTTAAATGGAAGTTCTGCTTTAGGTAACGCAGGTAGAGAAGCATTAAATTCAGAAATAACTTTTTTTGGTTTAAGATCAAGTACTACTAACAAATCAACTTTTCACACAACAATATTTAATAAAACAAATGCCTATCCACAAGCAGACCTTGGTGGTTTTCATTATTCAAGTGCTACTGT